ATGGCTGACGACTGGACGGCGTTGGCGATCGCCGCCGGCGGCAAATTTATTGCGTTTGTCGAGCGCGGCGATCCTGTGGCATTTCGCACGCTCGATGCAAGGCGATGGCTCGACGCGATGCAGACGGCCGTCCGTGAGCTCGACGCGACGCGGGTATGTCTGCCACGGCGGCGGCGCGGCAAGGTGAACAAGAAACTGCGGAGTCTGCTGGACGTCCTCGACCAGCACATCGCCGAGGCGGAAAGTATGGCGAGCGGGCCGCATCATTGAGGCGTCAGGACAGCGAGCTAGTCCTTCGATGGTTCGGCCATACGATGCCACCTCGCATCAGGAAGTGGTCTGCACCAGAGGCTGCCATCATCACAGAGCGCATAAATCACGGGCCACTGTTCTTCGCCATTGCCTGCTGTCGAAGCGGCGATCTGCACGATCTTTCGTGTCGCTGGCATTGTGGCGAACCTCCCCTCTCTGCATCAATCGGACGATATTTGGTGATTATGGTCCCTTGGTCGCGCATTTATCCGGCGGGAGGCAGGTACAGCACCGCCATTCCGGCGTGGTCTCATCGATCGGCAGTTCATCCCAATCCATGCACCAGTGCCGGTGTCGCCCGACCAGCACTCGGTCGCGCCACCGTAGGCAGTCGGCGATCCAGTGTGCCGAAAGCGGGCGGCCGTCGATGTCTGTCATCATCCCAACCATTCCCAGACTCTGCCCGCGAGATAGACCCGCAGACCGAGCGGCCGGCGATAGACCGACAGCGTGAAGCCGCGGCCAGCCTCATTGAACACGAAGGCCACAGCGCCCCGCCGTGTGACGTGGAACCAACCTGGGCTGAACGGCGGCAGTGGCGGTCCGAACATCGGCATTTTCCCTCCGATTCCGCGTCACGCTCGAGGCAATCACGGGTTCATTCCCGCGACTCGCTCCTCGTGCTTACTGAGACGTCTCATGACAGCAACGCCATATTGCCAGGACTGTTCGGCCAGGAAAGAACGGGGCGCGGCCGCTAGATACTGTGATGCCTGCACGGAAAAGCGGGCCGCCGCGAGCAACCGCCGCGACTGCCGGAGTTATTATCAGCGCCACAAGGAGCGATTGCGAGCCGCCGCGAGCGCGCGTTATTCCCGGCGCTCAGGCCGCCCCAACGTCAAGGACTGAGCGGCTCGGCGGTGCCCTCGATCTCTGGGCCGATCCATCGCCGCGGCTGGCCGAGATCGCCCAGCCAGTCGCTGAGCTGGCGCGCCGCCGCGAACGACAGGGCGTGTTGCGTGCCGCACGGGCCGCGCACCCACACCAGCCCGCGATAGACGCAGCCCTCGAGTCCGGTGTCGCCGATCGAGCGATACTCGATCGTCGGCTCGCCGATTTCCCTCGCTCCCATGGCTCTCCCCATTTTCCCTTGCCTCCCGCACCCATTGGTTCGAAGCTTTTCCGGCAACCATTACGCCTACGCGATCACACAGCTACTCCCGCTAACGGGATGTCTACAGTGTCACGCCCCGGCGATCGTTGATGTGACGGCTCGATCGCTCGGCAAGCCCTTGAGATCGCCAGGCAAATCGACAAGTGTCTACAGTGTCTACAGTGTCACGCCCCGGCGGCGCGCTGTACGTGGAAAATTCAGTCGTGCGCGATAGAAAAACACGCGCTACCGACGCAAAGAGGCCGTGACACTGTAGACACTGTAGACAGAGACTCTATCTCGAAATGAAGATGTGAATGATTCTATGTGCTTAGGTCTAAAAATGGCGTCTCAAAAATAGTGAAAAAGCGTCACACAACCATAGCGCGAAAGCGTGACACTGTACCGCCCCGCAGGATGAATAGAGCCGGCTAATGCTCACAGATGACAACAAACCCCTCATAAGTGCCTCCGACGCGGCGGAAGCCGGCGGTCGCCGCTCGACCGAGCCGCGCGCGCTCCAGCGGCAGATGGACTGGGCACCCGACGGGTCAGTCGTGCTCACCGAGGCTGACGCGAATCGTTCGCCGCGGTCACCGATCACCCGCAGCACGCTGCGCGGCGACGCCAGACGCACCGCGGAATACCTCGCCAGCCGCGGCACCACGCCGGTTGAGGCGCTGCACGACGTGGTCAAACTGGGCTGGAAGCGCGGCGTACGCGAGATCGCCCGCGAGCTGGGCTGCTCGAAGCAGCTGGCGATGCCGATCTGGCTGCGCTGCGTCGAAAGCCTGCTGCCGTACGCCGCGGCGAAGTTCGAGACGCTCGAGCTCGGCCCGCAGGCGGCGCAGGGCCTCGCCATCGGGCACTTCATGGCGGCGCGTGCGATGTCCGAGGCGCTGGCGCGGGAGCGGGACGGCGGCCGCGAATCGGGGCGCGACTCGGCGCTGCGCGGCGGCCACGCCGGTGGCTCAATAGTGAGAAACACTATTGACCTACCTGGGGGCCTCGATTTACCGTTGCCGGACAATGGGTTATCCGAGGGCACCGAGCGAAGTACGGAGACGATACGGGCGGCACTGCCGCCCAAAGCCCCCGACTGACGCCTCGAGCGCCCTCGCCGCGCCTGCTGCCGGCGGCCCTGATCTCGGTGGGGCATCCATCCCGTGTTGGCCGAGCGGGTGCCGGCAGCCTCGGCCACACCATCACGACGCGCGGATTGATTGATGCGCTCGGGCGCTTCGACGCTTCAATGCTTCAATGCAGCAGAGGCGGGCGGCGAGCCCCCCCCGGCCCCGATGGGACCCGGCCCCGGCGTCGGCGCCATACCCTACTCGCGCCCGGCACTTTTTTCTCCGCAGGTGCTGCGAGGCGACTTGAAGCCGAGCGATCGGGGGCCAGGGGGGACCGCAAAAAACTGCCCGGTCTGTGGTGCCCCGGTAAACCCACGCGCGCGGGCCTATTGCAGCCACGCCTGCCACTACGCGGCGCAGCGCGGCGACGCCTATGTCGAGAAAGCTACCGCCTGCCGCCGCTGCGGCGGCCCGGTGGCACGGAACGCTCTGCACTATTGCAGCCTCGACTGCTCGCGCCAGGCCCGCCGCGAGGCGCGCGCCGCCGCCAAGGCCGGGCCGGATTGGCCGCGCTGCGCGGTCTGTGCGAAGCCGTTGGCCGAGCGCTCGACGCCCTACGGGACCTGCTCGCGGCACTGCGGCTACCAGCTCGCCGCGCAGCACACCTACGGTCCGACGACCAAGCAGGACGTCGCCGAGCTGTGGTGCGACACCGCGCTGTCGGCGCGCGAGATCGGCCTCCGCGTCCGCCCGCAGCTGTCGAAAAATGCCGTCATCGGCTTGGTCCACCGGATGGGCCTCCCCGCGCGGCCCTCGCCGATCAAAGGCGTGCCGTTCGTCGGCGTCCGCAACCCCAAGACCACGCTCCCTCCCCTTGGCGGCGCAGTGGCCCCGTCGCCTGGTTGCTCCGGCGACGGGCCACGCCACCCGGTGTTGGTAGCGCCCGGTGGCCACGCCAAGCCGGCGGTGACGGCGGCGGATGGTCAGATCATCGCCGCCGCGCCGTCGGTCGCATTTCTGAAATCTGGCAGTGCAACGACCGTGCGGCGAAAACCGCCGGGCCGGCTCGCCGCCCAGCACACGCCGACCGCCAAGCCACGCGCGGGGGGGAAGAATCTGCCGCGCGCCACCATCCCGCGGCGCGAGCTGGTGCGGTTCGATGACATGCCGTCCGCCACCGGCTGTCAGTATCCGACCGGCGAAAAACCCTTCCGCATGTGCGAGGCGGTGCGCGAGATCGGCACGCCCTACTGCACCGCGCACGCCGCTCTCTGTTATCACCAGCGCCGCCAGGCGGTCGCCTGATGCCGGACGGCTACACCAAGGTCGCCCACCTGATCGCCGATAGCGGCGATCCCTTCGCGATCTGCATCGAGCAATATGCCCGCTCGCCCAACGCCTTCTGGCGCGAGGTGCTGGGGAGAAATCCGGATCCCTGGCAGGAGCAGGCCAACCGGGCATTGGCGCGCGGCCACCGCCGCATCGCGGTGCGCTCCGGCCACGGCGTCGGCAAGGGCGTGTGGCTCGCCTCCAGCATCGTCTGGTTCTGCTGCACCCGCGTGCCGTTCAAGGTCGGCGTCACGGCGCCTTCGGCACCGCAGCTGCACGACGCGCTGATGGGCGACGTGCGCGCCACGTTCCGTCTCCTGCCGCCCGCCTGGCAGGAGCTGTTCGACGTCGACACCGAGCATGTCAAACTGAAAGCCGCGCCCGACGAGTGTTTTGTCACCGCCCGCACCTCGCGCGCCGATAATCCGGAAAGCCTGCAAGGCCTGCACAGCGATAATCTTTTACTGGTCATCGACGAGGCCTCCGGGGTTTCCGAGGCGACGTTCGAAGCCGCCTCGGGCTCGATGTCGACGCCGGGCGCCATCACCCTGCTCTGCTCCAATCCAACCCGCGCCACCGGTTTCCATTGGCGCGTGCACAACCTCGAGCGCGATCGCTGGTTCTGCATGCGGGTGTCCTGCATCGACAGCCCGCGCGTCGCGCGGGAATTCGTCGACGAAATCGCCAACCGTTACGGTGAAGATTCAAACGCCTACCGGGTGCGCGTGCTTGGCGAATTTCCGCTGGCCGATGAGGATTCGGTCATTCCCGCCGCCCTGGTCGACGACGCGATGACCCGCGCTGTGCCGCTCAGCCCCTCGGCACCGGAAATCTGGGGCCTCGACGTGGCGCGCTTCGGCTCCGACGCCTCGGTGTTGATCAAACGCCGCGGCACCAAAGTATTAGAAATGCCGCGAAGATGGCAAAACACCGACACCATGGCGCTCGCCGGGGCGGTCAAGGCCGAATTTGACAGTTTGCCGCACTATGCCCGCCCGCAGCTCATCGTCATCGACGTCATCGGCATCGGTTCCGGCGTCGTTGATCGCTTGATCGAGCAAAATTTGCCGGTTTTGGGGCTCAATGTCGCCGAAGTGCCCTCCTCGGTCGGCCGCTGCGTGCGGATGCGCGACGAATTGTGGCTGAAAGCCCGCGAGTGGCTCGAGGGGCGCAATGTCTCGCTGCCCTACGAGGACAAATTGCGCGCCGACCTCACCGCGCCGCGGCTGTCGTTCATGTCGGACGGCCGTATGCAGGTCGAAAGCAAAACCCAGCTGCGCTCGCGCGGCTTTGCCTCACCCGACGCCGCCGATGCGCTGGTTTTGACCTTCGCGCCGGCCGGCATGGCGCTGCAGCTCGGCATCGGCAACGCACTCAACACGAAAATCCCGGTCCGTGGCCCAATTCTGGGCATGGAATGAATTCTTGGGGGCAAAAACCATGGCCAAAGGCATCGGCCCGAAAGGGCAGCAGAAAGTGTCCGCCACGATGCGGGAATATGCCGCCGGCACGTTGCATAGTGGCTCTAAATCGGGGCCGCTGGTGAAAAACCCAGCGCAGGCCAAGGCGATCGCGCTGTCGCAGGGCCACAAGGCTTCGCACAGCGCGCGCAAACGCTGATGAACCTCGTATTGCTCCTCGTCCTCGTCATCCTGCTGTTAGGGCTCGGCGGTGGGTACTACGGCTATCGCGGTGGGTATTACGCCCCCTACGGCTATGGCGTCGGCGGCGTCGGGTTGGTGCTGCTGATCTTACTGCTGGTGCTGCTGTTCGGCGGCGGGAGGATTTGGTGACACATGGCTGACTACGCCGGCACGATTCTCGCCAGCTCCGCGATCGCCGTGCTGCAGGGGGTCAATCCGCTGCATTTCATCGTCTGCGACGGCCGCTACATCCCCGGCTGGCAATATCCCGACTATCGCCGCCGCTGCGGCGCCAAAAACGGCGCCGGCGGCATCGATCGCTACAAACTGCCGATCTCGCCCGGTTACTCCGTGCGCGTCATCGACGATGCGCGCGCCACCGCGCCGGCGCCCGGCGGGCCGACGGTCGATAATCCGCCGCCGTATTTTTCCCTCACGCTCGACCCGGTGGCCGATGTGACGACCGCCACCGGCACCGCGACCGTCACCGCCGTCGGCCATATGGCGTACGGCACCTATACCTGCATGTGTCGGGTGATCAGCGCCGGGTGGAGCTCGCCGACCGTCGCCGCCGCGCCGCTGCTGCCGGACGGCACGGTCAATATCAGTCTGTCCGCCGTGCCGGTCGGCACCGGCTATCACGTCCACGCCTGGATTTCCCAGCGCCCTGACCTGATGGCTGACTCCAACACGTTTCAGGTGCTCGCGGGATGAGCGGCAGCGGCACCGGATTCATCCCGCCGATCGCCCTACCACTCGGTGCTCGACCGCTCGCGCCGGCCGGGCCGGTCGCGGCGGCCGGGCCGATGCCTGGCGCGCCCCCGCCGGTGCTGGCACGGCCGCCAGGTATGCCGGGCCTGCCGGGCCAGCCTGGCCAGCCGGGCCAGCCTGGCCTGTTGGGGGATCCCTCGCTGCAGATCGATCTGTCTGCCCTCGGCCCGCCGGGCTACCGCGTGCCGCAAGACATCAGTGTCGCCGGACGGTTATTTCTCAGTGACCGTGACGCGCTGATCCAGGCGCTGCCCGACATCCTCGGCGACGACGACGACGGCACGCCGAGCGAGCTCGACGAATACCGCACCGGGCTGATGCCCAGCATCGCGCCGGCCGGCGTGCCGTGGCAGCAGGAAGTGATTTTCGACCGCATCGCGGTGACCGACGACGACGTGCAAGCCGAAATGATGTCGTATTACGAGGCGGCGCGGAATTACGATTCCAATCTGTCGGAAGAAAGAATCCTCGCCAGCGATTACTACCGCGGCAAGCCGCTCGGCGATGAAGAGGACGGCCGCTCGAAATTAGTCCTCACCACCGTGCGCGATACCATCCGCGCCACCCTGCCCTCGCTATTGCGGGTGTTCACCGCGGTGGAAAACCCGGTGCAGTTCATCCCCCCCATCTCCGACACCCAGCAGCTCGGCGAGCTGCACGCCGACCTCGCCCGCCAGGCGACGTCCTACGCTCACTGGTCGCTGTTCACCGCGAACCAGGGCTGGATCATTTTGCATGACGCCATCCTGAACGCGCTGACCCGCAAGGTCGGCTGGATCCGCTGGCGCTGGGGCGAGCGGCGCGATCAGCGGGTGGAGGAATGCGATCGGCTGCTCGCGCCACAGCTGCGTGCCATCCTCCAAGAGCCCGGCATCATCGCCCAACGCATCACCAAACGACCGATGCTGCCGTCCGAGCTCCGCGCGATCGCCGCGACGCCGGAAGGCGCGGCCTATCTCGGCGCCGGCGGCGAAAAGGTATTATTTGGCGCGCTGCTCACCCGCACCGCGGCACGCTCCTGGCCGATCATCGAGGCGGTGGCACCAGAGTCCGTGTGGGTGGTGTCCGACGCCGAGACCGTCGAGTCCGCCCGCGCGATTTTCCACATTCGCGATGTGCCGGCCAGCGATTTGATCGCCGCCGGACTGCCGGCCGAGGACGTGCTCGAGGCGGCCGATGCGGAAACCGTCACACCGCGCCGGCGGCGTGAGGCGATCGCCCGCGATCCGGTCAGCGGCGAAGCCTGGCGCGTCGATATGCCCGGCAATGACAGGGCGATGAAGCTCGTTCGTTATGTCGAGGGATGGTGTCGCATGGACACCGATGGCGACGGCGTCGCCGAGCTGATCCATCTGCACTGCGTCGGCAGCTCACCGAAAGTCATCCGCTGGGATCGCAC